CAGGCCCAAGAACCAGTATAATTAACACTTAGACAGCAACAAATAGGACTTAAAATGAAAATCGCAACAGCAATTTCCCAGATACAAAAAGACGCAGAGTTTTTAGGCTTGGGCTTTCTGGAAATGATGCAGTTTATCCAAGAATCTCCATTGGCCCAGACCCAAAAAACTATGGAAGCATACAAAGTTGTTATGGTCAATGGCGCCAAGATGTTTGCCCCTGCATAAAACGGTTGACAACAGGCCCAAAAGGCTGTATAATAAACACATACACACAAAGGAACTACCATGCGTACATTTACCAAACAAGAACACCTTAACAGCATCGATTCCAATGACATAGGTGATGGCATTGATGACTTTATGGATCCTGACCTTAACAAGGCTTTTGGTAAGTTCTGTATAATGGACGACCAGTGTGCCTATAATACTATATTAGAAGATATCGGTTACGACGAGGACGAAATTGAAAACGAGCATTGCACTATCGTCCACGACACCGTTGTTGAGACTCTCAAGCAAGTGAACCTGGTGTTCAAGAACTTGGGCATTGACCTGGAGTTCAAAAGTGCAGACATGGTGGAGCATGTGGCCTTTATGCTTACTGGCAAAGGCGACACACCCGAAGATATGGCCCACCGTATCCGTAGATTGGTTGACAACAAGCCGGTTTAATAGTATACTATACAAGTTCATGAAAGGTCAGAAATGAAACTCAAAGCACTAACATTAGCCATTGCCTTGGCCCTAGGAAGTACAGCCTACGCTCAGACCAAAGCATTAAATTATGAGGACAGGCAAATTTCAACAGCACTTGCAAAAACAGGTGTACCCATTGCCTGGTCCAGAGGGTTCACTGGCCAAGGTATAACAATTGCCATTGTTGATCAGGGCTTTGATTTGACTCATGCAGACTTTGCCAATAAAATTGTTGGCAGTAAAAATCTCTATAATCCAGCATCAGCGGTAACTTGGGGTCATCATGGAACACTGATGGCAGGCATTGCGGCCGCAAATAAAAATGGTTCAGGCACAGTTGGCGTTGCACCTGACGCAACTCTATTATTGGCCCAAGTGGGTGCTGGTGGTACTTCAGCAGGCATTAATTTTACCGCAGTCAAGCAAGCAGTGGATTGGGCCAGTGCCAACGGCGCATCAGTTATCAACCTGAGTCTAGGATCCATGTTTGATCCAAATTTCAACAAAGGCATCTCTAAAATGTCTGCAGGAATTTATAAAGCGCCTGCCGCATATGGATCATTGTATGGTTACAGTACGACCGATGTGCAAGCATTTGCAGTAGGTACCAACAGAGGAAGTATCATTGTTGCGGCCGCAGGCAATCAAGGACTGGCATACTCACAGGTACCAGGAATGTTTGCTACTCAGGTTGATAGCAAAGGTAACTTGGTACTGGGCGGCAAAATGCTGATTGTTGGCTATTCCGACACCAACGGCAATATTGCCACCTCATCAAACAAGGCTGGCTCCATTTGCAATAACATATCTGGCTCTACCTGTAATGATCCTTACCTGGTCAAGGACTTCTATGTTGTTGCACCAGGCATGCAGTTGTATGGCTCAGTGGCCAATCAATATGGATTGAAAGATGCTGATGGCAAGTTAAACTCCAGTGGTTCAATTGCAGTTACCGGATCCAGTGGCGCCACTGCCTATGTGTCAGGTGGTGTGGCGTTGATGAAACAGGCTTGGCCACAGTTAAGGTCAGAACAAATTGTTTCATTGATTCTAAATACAGCCACGCCAATGGGCGACTCAAATGTAACTGGCCGTGGTATGGTAAACTTTGATAAGGCAACCCAGCCAATGGGCACAGTGACACTGGCCAACATGACCAAACTCAACGGCTCTGGTCCACAAGGCAAAACAGTTGGCCTCACTGGCACAGGAGTAGCCACATCTGGCGCAATTAGTTTGGCCACCAGTTCAGTGCTACAAAACGCACAAGTGGTTGACAGCATTGGGCGTAATTATACTGCAAACCTAACAAAGGCAGTGGCATTTACCAACTCAATGAGTTACCAATATGCCACGCCGTGGATGTCCATGGCTTCTTCAAACTATAAACACATGGCAGTACCATTTGGTAAAGATAGCGTAATAACACTGATGACCAGTGACACAGGTACAGCAACTCAATATGAGTGGCAACATAGTGAGCGTACTCGACTAAGCTTTGAAGCGGGTGCATTGAAGGAAACAAACTCTGTGCTTGGTTCACAAGGTGGTGGCGCAATGGCGTTTGGTGGTAGCAATACTACTTGGTTTGGAGCAGGCGGCAGTTATAAGGTGGCTGAGAATACTGCATTGATTGGAAAGTACACCGTGGGTTTTACTAAAACTTCTAATGTACAGGATAGCATGGTCCAATTAGATTCTACACTTGTAAGTGATAGTTGGAAGTTGGGCGCATCACAACAACGAGTGTTCATTGACCAAGGTAAATTACATGATGCAATCACATTATTTGTTGCTCAGCCAGTACAGGTACGAAGTGGTAGCGCAACAGTGACTGGAGTTACATCTTATACATACAGCGATAATGGTGACGGCACAAGTACTGCAAACCCACAGTCACAAACAATGCGCTCTAGCTTGGCACCGGAAGTGCGTGAAATGAATCTAGTACTTGGTTATACTGTTAAACACACTAACAAAACAAGTGTTGGATTTGATGTGGTACGCCAGTTCAATGCAGGCGGTGCCGCAGGAGTACAAGCAACAGGATTTTCAATAATGGCTCGTAGCGTATTTTAAGGAAAATAGATGAAGGATCGTGACAATGTACAGCAACGAATGACTGAAATTATGGAGCTCATAGACAGCTCCATTCAGTTGACAGACGACAGAGAAGAGCTTATAATGTTAGCATGTGCAATGTTACAACGCACAGTAGAAATACTCGACGACACCATTGGTGAACAAGGTCGAGATATCATATTAAAAGGATCATTAAATGAGCAAGGCTAAACATAAACCGTACCAATGGATCGATGGTGATGCCGCAGATCGTATTACCAGTATGACTCTGAAAGACTATCGAGCCAATCTCAAAAGTGAATTGGCCAAGTGGAAGAAGAATCCCAAGACCGACGAAAACCCAGACGGCTACTGGTTGCATCCTGAAGATGTAACAGGTAACATGCGTAGGATTGAAGCACTCAATCTGATCATCAGTGACTTTGTAGAAACACCGGATGAGATAAAATGAGTGCTACATCGGCCAGCAGTAGTCCGGGTATAACAGGCTTTATTGAAATCTTTGAAGGTCGGTTGACCAAAATGAAGCTACACCTTAAAGAAGAACTGAGCAAGGCCAAGGGTGAGCGAAATCGTAAATTAATTAAAAGTCAACTGGCTGATGCCAAGAAACTAAACCGGACACTGAAGGAAATGCGTAATGCCAATACTAAACTGTGTCCACATTGTGGAGAGAAGTTATGAATAAATGGGTATATAGAATTTTCATGATACTGTTATGGCTCATGGTTGTAGTCAGTATTTTTATGATGCTTATCAGCAAGCCTCCACAAGTCATGTGTCTTGGGGGTATTGTAATGACACCAGATAAAGGTGGAGACATGTGGGTCCAGAAGGGCCTATTTCCAACGCATTGTATGCCAGTAGACAAGGATTAATATGAAACAAGAGCTAGACAAATTGTTGTGCGAGCGGTACCCAAAGATGATGGTGAACCGCAACAAGGATATGAAAGAAACTTGTATGTGTTGGGGCTTTGAATGTGGTGAAGGTTGGTTTAATATCTTGGATCAGCTGATGGGCAATATCCAACATCATATTGATTGGAAGATTAGACAACATGATGTTGCCATTAAAATTAATAAGATAGCCACTCAGCTCAAAGCTGGTAACAGTGAGTTGTTTGACGAAGAATATAAAGATCTGATTAATCTGGAGTATAAAGAAAAACGCAAACAAGAACTTATTGATCAACCTCTGCGTGAAGTAGAACAGCCAGTATGCCAAGTTACCTTAGACCAAGTCAAAGAGAAGTTTGGCACTCTGAGATTTTATTATTCGGGTGGTGATGATTACATCAGTGGACTTGTTAGCATGGCAGAATCGATGAGTGCTGTTACCTGTGAGGAGTGCGGCAATCCTGGCAAGCAAGTTGGCGGTGGTTGGATTACAACCTTGTGTCAAACTCATGCAGAAGCTCGTGGCATATACAAACAGGACACGGATGAAACTGTCGACAATTAATTGGGAGTTGTGCGGAGCAATCACTGCCATGTGTGTTTGTGTGTATCTTTTGTTTACTGTCCCGTGGCCAAGAGAAAAAGTATACAACTGTAGCATTGCAGAAATTAGTCCTGACTATCCTGTAGAAGTCAAAGAAGGTTGCCGTAAACTGCGAATAGAGAAATAAAATGACAAAAGAAACAATCTTTTACATCAAGCAAGGCCGCAAGTATATCCCTCACACCACATACTCCAGTGAGTTCTGCGATAGCTTTCCCAAGGGCACCCACCTAGTGGATGTGTATCCTGGTGGACAAACTCGTCGCTTCAACATTGAGCCAGCCTTGGCACCAATGATTGCCGCTGGCCGCTATGCTGAAGATGCAATGAGTTCTGCAATGGTTAAGGCTAGCGAAATGCGCCCACACAATAAGCCCATCACTGAAAAGCAAAAGAAAGCCTGGGAAGCTCTGGCCCGAGCGTTTGGCGATGATCGGTACTACATTGAAATCCCCAGTGCCAGAGAAGTTACCGAGGCAGGCCTAAAAGCAATGGAAGCAGAAGCGGTCAAGCTGTTAGAGCATCCAATGGTACAAGCGGCGTACGATGAATTTATGGCAACATGTAAATTAGTTTTAGATTCTAAGTAACGCTTCTTCAACGCTGAGTCTCTTTTTTGATATCTTGCATTGCAATACTACACTGATTGCAATGCGAGATTTTTCTTTAGTGAACACAACATGAGGTATGCCAGCGTGTATAATGTTTATGCCAGTTAGCACAGCTTCTTCAACGACTTCACATTCTTCTCTTGGCCAACTAAGGTAAGGCGAAACTTGTTTTGTGTTGATAACAGTAGGCGCAGTATTTACATCACGGTGGCTCTTGGCATTTTCTTTAAGAGTAAACCATTGCATTGGCGCATCATCGCCGCCAAGGATAAAGTTTATCTTACTGCATGCTTCTGTAATATGATCCAAGTCTGTGTGTATACGTCTAACTGCACAGCCAGCAGGTAGATAGAATACTTCCGCAAAACTTATGTGTAGATTTTTAGAGTCTGCCCATGATAGGAATACAGGACTCAATTTGGCAGTAGGAAAACCAAAATGTTGTGACTTATCAGATTCCCACAGGTAGTCAAATTGACAGTTATCATCTACAACCCAAGGGCATTCTATTTGCTTGTAATTTATGCCCATTGTATTGCCTGCCAGTGCATTCTAATAGTTCGATAGTCAGCACCAAAATAATCAGATCCTGGCATGAATTTAAACAGCTGGCCATTGTAACTGGAATTGGCAGTGATTAGTTTTATAGTTGCTTGTGCTACATCTGCTGACTTTGCAAAAAACACTTTGTTTTTACCCCACATGATTGGATACAGTAATTTTTCTTGATGAGCAATAACTGTGGCCCATGTGCGTAATGGTGCACCTGTGCACCAGTCATCTACAATGTAGATACCACGATCTTTTAGCTTTGGCAAAGCTTTTCTAATGGTGTTGAGATTTTCAGCAACACCGTCCCCGTAGTCATGGTGTATAATATCATACTGTTCGTCAGCTTCGGATTCATTTAGGTAGCAAGTCAAGGACATTGGCCTGCCGGTCAATTGCTCAGATCTTGCGGCAATCCATTCTTGCATATCCTTGGCAGTGGACAATGTTGCCAACATCTGTATTTCTTCTTGGCTCAAACAACGATTAAAGTGATCTGTATACCAAGCACCACTGGCATTGGTTTCTTTTGCTCCGATAAAGTTTAAATGATCAACACCAGTGAATTTTACATCATTATGACCTGTTTCGCATAAGGCCTCATTAAATATCGCGAGTCCACCGCCGATGTAAGATCCAAGTTCTAGGAACTTATCAATTTTGGGTAAACTACCAAATAACAGCCAACATGCTATGACATCCTCCGGTGGACTTAACATTCCAAGCTTTAGGACATGTTGATAGATGTTGTTTAGATTTTTCCAGGAATAATCCACTTTTTCTCCGATAAATATTGTATGATTGATGACTTCTATGTATACGAAACACCCGACTTTTTAGATCTTCCTTACATTCAAAAACTAGTTATGGACAAGCTTGAGGCAGAGTTTGTCCTTAAAGGATATGTAAGAATTGACATCAGTTCCGACGACTATTTAAAATCAGTTCAAGAGAAGTTTGTATTCTTGGGTGGTTGGTTGAACATATATCATACACCACCAGACGGATACATTCCCTTGCACATTGATGGTCATCGACTGGCGGCATTCAATATACCAATCAGCGGATGTGATGATACATCCGCTACAATTTACTATGAACCAGTTGACGGAGAGATTGAAAAAGTCTACAAGCCAGACGAAAGGCACTACAGGATAACAGGTGAAATGAAAGAGGTTTATAGATTTTCATTAAAGCGTCCAGCACTGATTCGTAATGATGTGGCTCACGATGTAAAACGATTCGACTCCACTGATATTAGGATCATTGCCAGCTGGGGAGTGGCAGGCACCTTTGAAGAGTGCAGAGAAAAATTCAAAGAAATTTTGCCATAAGAGGTAGACTTCTAAGTTAAAAGGATATATAATAATACTATGTTAAACGCAAAATTGTTACCAGGTAATACAGGACCAGCCACAGAGGATACTCCGAGGCCGTAACTCTACGCATAGTGAGATTACAGGCCCTGGAAATAAAAACTCCGGGGCTTTTTTATTGTGCGGGTGTAGCTCAGTTGGTAGAGCACTTGCTTGCCAAGCAAGATGTCGTCAGTTCGAACCTGATCACCCGCTCCAGGCTTGTTGTAGAAATACAACAAGATAAAGACAGATAGTTGTTGACAGGAATCAGTAGATAGCATATACTAGTGGCATGCTGTAGCAATGCAGTAGAAACAGTTTGAAAGTTGTTGTAGAAATACAACAAAAGAAAGTTAGAAAACGGTTGACATTACGGCATTGTCCGTATATAATAACCAAACACTACAGCGAAAGTTGAAGTGATTGTTCTTTAAAAATTTGGTGGCATTTGTGCTCGATTCGTCTATCGGTTAGGACATCTGGTTTTCATCCAGGCAAGAGCGGTTCGACTCCGCTATCGAGTACCATATGTAAAGTTATAAAGGTTACTAGTACTGCTAGGTACCTGTATTGAGTATATCCAGCTGACGGGCTGGCTCAATGTAGTGTACATGAAAGCTGAGGGATGGCAACATCACCAAATGGCACGGTAGGATTTACTAGAGCGTAATGACGAAGCAGAAGTAGCAGGAGACGGTCCTGCAAGGTAAGTGGAGTTCCTTTGTAATTTTACATATGGTATTGCGACTGTGGTGAAATCGGTAGACACAAGAGACTTAAAATCTCTCGCTTAACAGCATGCCGGTTCGATTCCGGCCAGTCGCACCAGAAATTAGGTCTGTTCGTATAGAGGTTATTACTGTGGATTGTCTATCCACTTACGGGGGTTCGATTCCCCCACAGACCGCCAAGTTTTGTAAGTGTTAGCAAGAGAAAGTCACGCTGTCTAGGTTTCTTCGAAGGACCGAAACAGTAGAAGGTCATGGGTTCGACACCCACTAGGTCCATTGAGGCGACTAAACTGGACCGGTATCCCAAGTAACTTACCGAATCCCGTCCGGATTTATTACACGGGTGAATGGTTGCTATAATGATGGGGCAACTACTTACAGATTCAATTATTTTCCGCCTTAGCTCAGTTGGTAGAGTAGATGACTGTTAATCATTTGGTCCCTGGTTCGAGCCCAGGAGGTGGAGCCAAGAAAACGCTAGTTTCTTTCACTTTTACAAAGGCAATTATGACATACATCAGTCGAGGAGTTGACATTGATACAGATCAATGTGTACAAAATGTTGGAGGCAATCGATTTGACTTGGTTTTAATTGCCGCGGCCAGAGCAAGAGAAATTAGTCAAAACAATAGAGAAAGTGTTCGCACAGAACATCTTCATACACCAGTAACTGCATTGCTTGAAGTACAAAATGGCAAGTTAGGTTACGAAGGAATACGAAAAGTTCGATAGTATATCGCGGGGTACGTCAGTGGCCAGACTACTAGGCTCATAACCTAGGAGACGGAGGTTCGAATCCTTCCCCCGCAACCAGACGTTCCGAGTGTCGTCGGATAGTGTGACCCACACGATGAGAAGTACTGTGACAAGTACGGGTGGTAGTCTTCGAACCAAAAGGCCGCTGGCAATGCGTTAACGGAACCTGTCGGGAAGTGGGTGGAAGCCGTGTGTGATGGTGTTGGGGGTTCCTGGCGCTTGATACGGTACAATTACCACCGAGGTTCGCAGAGCATATTAAAACACATTACGGCATAGGTCCAGAGATAACTTCATACTCGGCCGTAACAGGATACAGAAGCAGACCTAAACCTGTTGTATAGTGTGTTTCAATATGCTAACCATAGATAAACACACTAGGCCTGGTCATAGACCATCGCGGGTATAGTGCCTTCCGTGCCGCGGACTTGAGTGTGTTTTTCTATGGTGCAAATCATAAAATTTTTGGGGGTGTAGCTCAGTTGGGAGAGCGCCAGCTTTGCAAGCTGGATGTCGCAAGTTCGATCCTTGTCACCTCCACCATTATTATAAAGGAAAGTTAGTATGCACGAAGCTGGTAAGGGCGATAACCCAAGGCCTTACAGCGTTGATTCAAAAACTTACTCAGACAATTGGGATAAAATTTTTGATAAAAAATCAAACAACGCCGAAGACCAAAAAGAAATTGACAAGCCTCCAGGCAATTTGCCTGCCGACAGTGACCAAGGCGGCTAAGTAAGATTATGTTGCACTTGATTCAAACACTTGGAGAAAATATACTGGACTTGATCAGTCAAGACCCAGTACGCCCACACATCCCTGCAAATGACCGCGTGGGTGACAACAGAGAAATTTTTGTACTAAAAAATGATGACGACTCAGTCCGTGCAATCACATGTGTAAGTTATCAAAACAGTATTCCTGAATCAGAATCTGATTTGTTTACTTCAAGTGAAGAACCAGACACAGCAGTTTTTTATACAATTTGGAGTTATAAACCTGGCGCAGGCCGTCAGTTAATCTTTGATGCAGTTGACTACATCAAGGAGAATAAACCAAGTATAACAAAGTTTGTTACACTGAGTCCTAAAACAGAAATGGCCAAGCGGTTCCATACCAAGAACGGTGCTATTATTTTTAGAGAGAATGAAGAAACAACAAACTACGAATATTTGCATCGTTAACTCAGTTGGTAGAGTTCCTGCTTTACACGCAGGCTGTCGGCGGTTCGAGCCCGTCACGATGTACCAAATAATGTAAGTAAGATCAACGCCCTTATAGCTCAGCTGGTAGAGCACCGCACTTGTAATGCGGTTGTCCCGTGTTCGATTCATGGTGGGGGCACCAATTTAAGTTAGTAAGTTATCGCGGGGTAGAGAAGTGGCAACTCGTCAGTCTCATAAGCTGAAGATCGGTGGTTCGAATCCATCCCCTGCAACCAGTTATCGGAGTGTAGCGCAGTCTGGTTAGCGCACCGCGTTTGGGACGCGGGGGTCCTAGGTTCGAATCCTAGTACTCCGACCAAGTACCCCGGGCGCCCTTGCCCGTTATACAAAGGGGGTGGGGCAGTCACCATAAAGAGTGCTTGGCGTGTAGTGCATTGGCCATCCGTCATCCGTAGAGGAGTGGCGGAGACGCATTAGGTGAGGTTTAACACCTTCCCATAAGAATAAATGTTACGGACAGAGTAACCGCTCAGTCCGGGGCTCATGTGGTGTGAGTAGCCGGACACTTTATAAAAGCCGTTTGAGTAGCTACAGTGGAACACCGAAAAACTTCTCAATACTAGTCAATAGAAGGACCGGCCATGAAGAGCAGGGCTACCGCGAATTCAAGCGTCACAGACGGCCTCTATAAAGTGCGGGATTAGTTTAATGGTAAAACTACAGATTTCCAATCTGTTGTCGTCAGTTCGATTCTGACATTCCGCTCCAAAAGTTTAACATAAGTATTGGTATGAATAGAGACTTTACCAATCTAGCCTATGCCAAAGTCAATTTAAACTTTGATTCTGAATTATTTGCCACCGAATACGACCAGCACATACTGCCACATGGAATTCCCATTTGCAATAGTGCCAATACTTTAAAGACAACTGCCACACTTAATAATTACTGGGGCATGGTTCCTCCAGACGAATACATTAAAGCAGATGTGTGGGTTCAACCGGGCCCTGCACCAACCTTAAAATACATAAAACAACAACGCCCGCAGTGGATGATGGTACAATTGATGGGATTGGATATAACAGAAATAACTGACCCATTGTTATTACGATTTTCCAAGCAAGGAGGCCCCAGTCTCCGCAATGAAACACTCGATCCAAAATATAAATTTTTAATCAAACCATACTTTGCTGACTTGCAAATATACAAATGGATTATTGAGAATATTCCTTTGCAGGAAATTAAAAGTATACATTGTGTCAGTATCGAACCAGGTGGTCTTGCAACAATACATCGAGATGTAAAAGGGTTATACAGTGGTGGCAACCAGGGCCTGGGAAGCAACCAGGATAATCGCGTCTATAAAAATGGATATGTCATTATTACTCTGAATATTAGCAATGGTGGCGGTCCATTGTGGTGGTGCTTGGATGGCCCAGGAGTATTAGATCCGCAACAATCAGACGATCAAGTTTATTTGACAAACGATTACTTTTTACATGCAGTTCCATTAATGACCAGCCGACGCCGCCAGGTCCGAGTCATGGGTAAACCAAAGCCAGAGCTATGGAATCTACTAGAATCATCTGGCATGATTACACTGCCAGACAACTATCAATATAACGGTGGCTTTGGCATTGAGTTTTTACCAAAAAATGACAACAAATAAATTTTCAAACATTGCGTATGCCAGGTTAAACCTTGAATATGATCGTGAACTCTTTGTCAAAGAGTATGACGAGTTAATATTACCGCACGGACTTGAAATTACCAATAACTTAACGTCTGTTGGGCCTACCGCTGCCTTAAACAAAGTATGGGGGATGATACCGCCGGAATTGTACAATAGAGGTGACATATACATGCAACAAGGTGATGCTGAATCTATGCAATACTTCAAAAGAGATCACCCAGGATGGTCAATGGTACAGTTGATGGCTTGCACTGAAGTAGCAAATGAAACTGTTGTTGATCCACTGTTGGTCAAGTTTGGCATTCACGGTGGCCCAAGTTTCAGAAATGAAACTTTAGATCTAAACTTTCATTGTAAAGAACAATTTCGAGACATGCAACTATGGAAGTGGATTCAAACACTTCCATTTAAAAAGATTAATAGCATACATTGTGTAAGCATTGAACCAGGCGGGTTTTCTATCATTCACCGAGATATGAAAGGCTTATATAATTCATTCCCAAGCGGCGATGGCAGTAGGCTATTTAAGAAGGGATTTATTGTGTTAGTACTAAACATCAGTGACGGCGGCTCACCGTTGTATTGGTCACTGGATGGAAAAGATGCAGTCAATTGTTATAAAGCAAACGATGCCGCATACCTTTCCAATGATTATTTTATGCACGGTGTTGGTATCTGTACCAGTCGACGCCGACAAGTACGAGTGGCAGGAATTCCAACCAACGAATTATGGAATCTAATAGATAAAACAAATGTGGTGGCAATTGATGATGACTATCAATTTGATGCAGGGTACTCGAGAGAACATGCTGAGAAAGCATTGCTGGCCAAGTCTAGGAAAAAATGGTATGACCAATAGGAGATTGCAATGCAAGTAGTATTATTAAACACAGGCCCAAGAATCAATGACTTTACAGTTTATAGAACGCTGGGTCCTTATAAGTTAGCACATGCACTCAGAGAAATTGGTATATCTACACAGGTAATTGATCATATCAGATGGATCGACGATGAAGCTTTGACAAAACTACTTGATAAGTTTATAACCAGTGAAACACTTTGTCTTGGAATCAGTACCACATTTTTATACAAAGATCCTACACCCGGAGTTCCACCGGTCCCTTCACATTTGCTTTTAACAGTTGAAAGAATTGCAAAGAAATATCCCAAGGTAAAGATTGTACTAGGCGGATCGTACACTCGACAATTTAGACAATCAGTACCAGGTCACTTTCTCAATGAGATTGACGCAATATTTGAAGAATATTCTGAAGACACCTTTGTAGATTACATACGCTCAATAAAAGAATCTAACATTGCATTAATGCCACCTTTTAGTCACGAAATATGGTCAGGAAAAGGCATTCTATGTTTTAAAAAGCCCAAGATAGAACGATTTAACATTGAAACCAATGTGTTTAAATTTGATGACACTGATGCAATTATGCCCCATGAGACATTGCCATTGGAGGTCAGCCGAGGCTGTATTTTTAAATGCAAATTTTGTAACCACTTGCTGTTAGGCCGAGGCAAACTTGATTATCTGCGAGATTTTGAATTAATAAAAGACGAACTAATGCACAATTATGAAAAGTGGCAGACAACAAACTACTACATCATTTGTGACACATTTAACGATACTGAATTTAAAATGAAAGCATGGCACGACATGGTTGTCAGCCTGCCCTTTAAGATTAAATTTACCAGTTACCTCAGAGCAGATTTATTAGATAGATACCCGGATGTTCCATACATGCTACAAGAATCAGGACTGCTGACTGGTTTTCACGGAATAGAAAGCCTGGGCGAATCGGCATCAATGACCATTGGCAAAGGCTGGAGCGGCAAGCAAGCCCGGACCTATATTCCAGAGTTATATCATAATATCTGGAAACAACAAGTAAAACAAACAATTAGTATGATTGTTGGGTTACCTGGGGACACAAGAGAATCATTGACAGATTCTGCAAAATGGTTCATTGACAATGATCTTTATAACATAGCCTGGCATCCATTGGGTCTTCGATATGGAACACCTGGTCGAAATTCAAGCGAATTTGAAAAAGATGCACCTAAATATGGATATAAATTTGTCCCAAATGGGCAAGCTGTCATTGGTGGCTACCATTGGAAAACTGATTATTGGACTGAGCCTGAGGCCGAAGCATTTACAGCACAGGTGTTGCGCCCAATGACAGATCCAAGCAACGCACGGCATGGATCTTGGACATTGTTAGGACTTTTACAGTATGAAGGTGTAACCGAACAAAGCTTTTCCAGCAAAGAAAATTCTAAAAAGATGGTAGATGATTTAGATTTAATTCAGAAAGCAGAATTATGGGTCAAAGCGTATGTAGAAAAAATGCTTGCTCTATAACTTAAAATCGTATATAATATACACATGCCTTGGATTGAAAACATACCTTTAGAAAATGTAGCAACGGGCCGCCATCATGATTGCGGCGTCAACAGCATGTTGATTCAAATATCTGACCATGACATGGCGTTTCCTGCGCCCCGTCATGCGTTCAAAGAAGTACATAAATTTACATTTTTGGACATTGAAGAAGATGGCATGACCAACACAGGTGATGGTAGAACCATTGACATGAGTGAGTTTGCCATCACGGATGAACAGGCCGCAGAGCTTGTGCGCTTGTTGCAACATGCCTGGGAAAATCGAATGAATGTTGTTGTACATTGCCATGCCGGTGTTTGCCGTAGTGGAGCAGTAGCAGAAGTTGGTGTCATGATGGGCTTTGCAGATTGCGAGCGTTTTCGTATCCCTAACTTATTGGTCAAGCATAAAATGATGCGAAAGCTGGGCTGGACTTACGACAGCGAAGAAAAGTCCTACGATGTACACGGAACTGTCAATGAATGGGGCTTTATAATGCCCAGGCAAGAAGGGGACATTTAATGGATTGGTTCAGATACAGTGGCATATGGATAACACTAATTTTCAACCCATTCCATTGGCGCATTTCGTACTGCGTTGATCCAACCAAGTCTGAATGGCCGTGCCCCAGTCGTCGAGAAGTTGTAGTACAAATACTCATGCTGTCAGTCAGGCTAGTTGTTGACAACGGTGACTGGTAAGTAAGTGCATGATATATGGTCTAGACGAAAACAGCAAGTATTGGATTGAATACACCAGTTTACCCAGACCCATTGGAAACATGCGGCAGGAACTAGATTTGGCCTGTCAGCGTATTGCCGGCGAGAGAAAAACAATTATCAGTTTGAGCAGTGGATTGGACAGTCAAGTTGTACTGCACAGCTTTGTGCAACAGGGCTTGCCACATGAATGTGCATTTATGTATCATCCTGGATTTAACGATTCTGAATTTGAAAACATCAAAATCCTGGAGAAAAAATACAATTTTAAATGCAACATCATTGACATTGACCCAATGGCAATAAAAGACGAAATAGAACAGCTGGCATCGGCAACAAAGATACCACCACAACACCATATCAAAACTGTATTTTTGGATCAGCTTGATTCAAGTTGCCATGTGTTAGAAGGTCCAGAAAATCCTGACCTATTTGTAAAAGATCAAGCATGGCAAATGATGGAAAGCTACAATGCAATTGACATGACATCTGCTTGGTTCCATGCCAATCGTAAAAATCCAACAGTGCATTTAGATAGAAGAAGTAAGCATCAGGAATTTGCTATCAGCATGTTGATTGACGACATTGCAGTGGCATATAGACATGCATTTCCATACATCAAAGAGAACGGGCAAGTTGACGCCAAGACTGGTAAGGTACCCAGATGGATCATCTGGGGCTGGGGCTTGTATATCAAGCCCATACAATTTGGCAAGTACTGGGGCAACGAATTGGAATATTTTCCAAAATTTGCTGTGCAAAAAGAAATTGAATATGTGTTTAACCCCAAGGTAGTACACGACTATTTGTCTCAAGTTCTTTTCATTGATCTGGACCAACACCTAGAGCTGATGTGCGATTATGGCGCTGGCCGAAACATTAAACATACGCAGACATATATACAAAATGCAAAAAACATTTAATAAAAAATTAGGATACTATACCAGCAATGGCATAGACTTTCATTCTAAAATACAAGCATGTATCTACGGTACTCAAGTTGGACAGCCCGTGCGCTGGGTATTCAACAATGATGTATTTGGTGCCTACAATTGGACTGTAGAACCTGAAGAAACATTGGATCAATTGTACGATGCTCGTGCAAGACAGCTTCGTGAAAAGTATGACTATGTTATATTAAGCTACAGCGGTGGAGCAGACAGCAACAACATTTACGAAAGCTTTCGTAGGCAAGGTCTATTGCTTGATGAAATTGTAGTCAATACAATGACCAAGGCCAGCGAAAAGTTTATTAAAGTTGATGCCAACAGTACAAATCCCTACAATGGGCCAGAAAGTGAACATCAACTGCATCTGTTGCCACGCCTACGCACCATTGGAAACGAAATGCCACGCACCAAGATTCGTATTTTTGACCTTAGCGACACATTGTTTGAAAGTCTCGGAGCCGCAGATGAAAGCTGGGTATTAAATCAAAAGGAAGGTCTCAACCCCATTGGTATTACCCGTTTTAATTACCTAAGTTTTGATGAGGTAAAGCGTGATTTTGACAAGGGCAAAAATATTTGTTTAATTACAGGTGTCGAAAAGCCCAGAGTTGTTATTCGAGAAAACAATTTATTAATGCGATTCAATGATCGTAGTGCCAATATCAACACAGTGGCAGAGCATATTAAAGAATATGAAAACTGTACTGTAGAATATTTCTATTGGGCACCAGAAAGTGTGCGTATGCTGGCCAAGCAAGGACATATTATTAGACGCTACCTCGAAGCGTTTCCGGAAAAACAGGAATTTTGGATTGAGCATCGCGTGACCGCTACCATAACCCGATTGATGCACGAACGCATACTGCGAAATCTGTTGTACACAACTTGGAATGATTCGTGGTATCAAGCAGACAAGAGCATCAGTGATTGGTACAGCGAGTTTGATCGTTGGTTCATTGATCATTACAAAGACACAGCGGCCTGGCGCAATTGGCATGCTGGCATTGACTATGTTAAAAATAATTTAAAGCCATTTTTAAAGGCAACCGCGGGTATGAATCATGCCGACGGACTGCGACCAGTGGCACATACCTACAATCTTGGACCAATTAAATTGGCAGCCAACACATGGCTGATTGGAGAAGCTGGGCAGAATGTCAAATAAAAACTATCACATTCCAATGCCTTCTTTTGAGCCAACATCAGCAGATTTAGAATGGGTAAAAAATAACATTGTACCAAAATTAATGCCGGCTTTGAATACCTTTAAAGGTGCATTTGAACGAGTTGACCTATTGCAAGATTCCTTTTCTGATTGGCCGCAACGACAAGCAGTGGTAGATCATTTTGACAGCCTTGGACTCAGTGTCAGACGCTTTTCTGGATTCATTGGACATAAGAATCAAAATACAAAAACAGCCCATCTTGATGCATTTGTGCGCGGCATCCCGTGCGTTGCTCGCTTTAACATTCCTTACTTTGGGCGTAGTCCTGTCAAATTAGAATGGTGGAATGATGGAGTTGATAGTGATAAAATAAAAGAAAGAGTTTTTACCGAACTTCGATATGGCCAACCACGCATTGCCTACAGTTATAAATCTACAATAGATGATTGGGGTACAGATTCTGCATTTGCAATTGATGATCCTGGACCATGCTGGAATCGGACCGAACTTGCACATAGAGTACAAGGACCAGATTGCTCGGTCAATAGAATTCAAATTACAGTAGAAGTTAAAGATCAAATACCCTGGACTGAATTGGTTGCCAGACTAGAACGCCTAGGCTACTGCTAACCCATTGACAATCTATGGCGATTGCTGTATACTAACAGTAATCGCTTTTCTTTTGGAGAAATTATGTTAGAATGTTTGATCTTAGGTGACAGTATTGCAGTAGGCACACATCAATTCCGACAAGAATGTGCGCTGGTAGGCAAAGGTGGAATCAACACAGCACAATGGAATCGTATGTATCCTGGTCGAGATCTAACTGCCCGCAATGTAATCATCAGCCTGGGCACAAACGATCATACCGGTGTCAATACCTTTCGGGAATTGATGGCCATGCGACAGCGTGTGGATGCTGATCATGTATTTTGGATCATGCCGCCCTGCAATGACAAATTCTGCAAACCAGCTGTGAATGAAATAGTTGAAATCATTGCTCGAAACTTTAATGACACAATCATTGGCACTAAAAAACTACAAACAGATGCCATACACCCCAGCTGGTCGGGGTACCAAGAACTGGGTCAAAAGACAAAATAATAGCGGTCCAAAATAAATAGTCCATATAACTTAGAGTTGAATTTAAGTTAACATGGGTTATTTATATGACAATCAGATCGTCAGGTGCGCTACCAGCATCAGAAATTAATACAGAACTTGGGCTATCTTCAACTGCGGCAATATCCATTGGCGGTACAGCAACTCGAGCACTTGCAGGTGTTGCATCTGGTGCTATTGCATTCAGCAACTTTTATGGCAA